GCCGCGGCGCTCGTGAGATGATTATGGAATCTTCCTCGGGTAAGAGGTTGTGGGATGCTTTGGTTCGTGCAAATGAGGAGGGTCCTCCGCGCATGACCAAGTCCTACAATCTGAAGGCCAATGAGACTCTTGGTGCAGGAAAAGCTCCTCGCACCATTGCTTCGATTGAGCCGTACATTTTGGCTTACACCGCGCCCTGGTCACGCTCCATGACGACCATTCTCAAGAATCATTGGGATGGGTCTTTTCATTTTTCCGCTCAAGGGCGCTCTTGCGTTATGTTGTATTGCGCAGGCCTTGGAATTTCTGAGGTTTTGCGCCGTGTCAACTTTTTGTCTGCGCATTCATCTGCTTTTATGGTAGCTGGAGACGATATGTTAATGCACTTTCGCGCTCTCCTTTTGGAAAGTGATGCGAGTATGTGCGACATTACGCTGGGCGCAGGCCCTTTGCTCTATGCCGATTTTGTTGTCATGAAATCGATGGGGCTCCCTGTTGACGTTATAAATGTTTTGATGGACATTTCTCGCGTGCCCATTGTCGTTTTGCCGAAGGCTAGCAATGGGTTTTTGTCTGTTCAGTGCAAGTTGCCTCCGCAAAATTGCACGGGCACGACGATCACCAGTGTTGGGACTACTTGGCGCATTGCTATGGTTAATGTCTACCACATGGTGTATTCTCCGCACGCTGATTTGCGCGCGTCCGCGTTGGACATGGGAATGTCTTTCAAGGTCAAGGTTGTGACTTGGGAGCAGGCCACTTTTTTGCGTTGCCATTTTATTCGCAACCAGGACGGAGCGTTGGAGATGACCAACCTCCCGTCTCTGATGTTAAAAATTTGCAAGGTCATGAAGGACCCGGTGGCGCTTACGCGCTTGCCCGTTGTCCAGGCGTACCAACAGTATGCCTATGGCCTCTCGCGCTCCATTTTCGTGTCCCGCCAGTATCCGATGTTGGGGGCCATGTTGCGTCTTTATGATCGCATGGGGCGAGACCACGGCGTCCACGCGGACGTCCATGAGTCCAACTGGGAGTACAAATTGCAGCCTGGTCCTTTGACCGCTGATGTTGGTGCTCCCGGCGACTCTCGCGCGCAGGCCGTTGCTTTTGTTTTTGAGCGTTATGGGCTCACTATGTTTGACATTCTCGAAATCGAGGCGCTTTTTGACGCCGTTGACGTTTTGCCGTGCCTGGTCGCGCACCCGGCTTTCGCCAGATTGGCGGAAGTCGATTATTCATGAGCTTCGGCTCCCGGGGCTGCTGCTTTGCGCGCCCCCTCTTTGGCCCTCTGGGGGCCTTAAAGGTCGTATTGACCACCAGTGGCGTCGCACGCCAATAGCTATAAGCATGCGCGACTGCGCACCGAGTTTCAGAGTCCGCGAAAGCGTATCTCGGCGCGAATTTTCATTAACCATTTTCATGGGTGTAAAGAATGCCCAAGGCGCCGCTGGCCCGAAAAAGGCAGCAAAGCCCGTTAAGAAACAGTCGACTCTCGTTCAATCCCGCCCCCAAAAGGCAGGGTTGGCGCCGCGCAAGAAGCCTGGCCCAGCCAGCAATTTGCCGCGATTCAAGGGGTTCGCTCCCGCTGCGCCGAAGACTCTTCCTAGAGCCATGACGGCGTATGCGGCCGCCCCCGCGCCCACCACGGGCACTCCCCAAAAGACCCCCTTCCCCCAGACGATGCGTCTGCGGGCGGAGGGCCCCGAGCGTAAGGTCGCCTTGGGCGACCCGAATAGGGTCGGGCGTGCTATCAATCACATCCAGGGGCCTAAGAACCTCCGGTCTGTGCAGCACACGAATGACGCCAGCAAGATTGAGAAGCTCCTTTCCAAGGTGCTTTCTCCTGAGCAGTGTCTTTCTCCGGACGCGCGGCGCTACGCCAAGCTCCTTCAGAATCCCCTCACTGCTGAGTGGGGCGATGAAGGGGAGCATCAGGTGAAGCCGCTCCTCTATGACGGCATCGTCCCTCCCATGTCCACCCTTGTGGTGCGGCAGTTCGGGCAGATGACAGTCCGTTCCTCGTCTGCGCAAGCGGGCGGGAAGATCATGGTCGTTTTGTGCGGCGGCGCTGGAAATCAACAGGCCGACGCGCTTTTCAACCGTGATGTCGACAGTGGTTCCGATGTCACTCGCTTCGCGCATCCCAATGTGTCGAGTGCGGGTGGTTCTTCCATTCAGACTCAGTTTGCCGGAAAACTTTGCTACACTCTGGGCGCGCCCCGCGATGGGCGCGCTATCAACAATGAGTTGGGGGCTACCGGTTTGGAAGGGGGTGGGGGTGTTGCTGGGTATTGGTATCATGACCTTAACCCGGCGGCTCCTCCGACCTCGGACCTCGGGTCCAATCAGTCCATTGACGTCAAGATGCTCGCTGCTAGTGGCAACGCTTTCCGATTTAGCGTTGCCAATCTTTTGCAGTGGGGCTCTCCCGTGCCTCTTGGAGGCATGAAGGCCGACGATTCTTCCGTTTACAAGTATCGCCCGGTTGCTTTTGGCATCCAGGTGACTCCTGTGGACGCGGAGCTCAGCGTCGGCGGCCAGTACAACATTTCTGTTGTACCTCAGGCCACCAACGACGCCTATTTCGGGGCTTCTTTGACTCCAGGTAACACCGGTGGTGTTTCTACTGGGATCCAGGATTTCTACGCGCTTCCTGACCATATGGTCGAGCGCGCGGATAGCTCCGTCACTGCCGCGTGGCTGCCCGGTCGTCAGGACTATTCGTTTCTCCAAACGCATTCTCTGTTTTCTTCCGCGGTCCCTGGCCCTACTTTGGGCGCCTTTCCTGAACAGGGAGGCGCCGGCGCCACTGACCTGCCCGTGACGACCGGGGCGGCAAATGCACGTTTTGTTGTGGAGATTATCCCTCCGCCGCAGACTGCCGAGGGGATTCAGATTCATGCCTACGTTCTTTCTTACGTGGGTTTTTATGAGGTCGCAGGCCAGTGCATCCAGACCCTGGGTACCGTACCACGCCCTCAGCCGACACTCGGCGCCAAGATGGCGACCGCAGTGCAGGATCAACTGATGGTTGAAGTGGACGATCGGACGACCAGCCTTCCCAAGGCTGCGGCGTTCGAGGTCGCCAAAGACCACCCAGTCGTTGGGCCCATGATCGAGGACACCAGTAACGCTAATGAGGCTAAGTCGCTCTTCTCAGAAGTCATTGACTTTGGGAAGGAGCTGCTCCCTCTCGTTACTCTGTTGCTCTAAAGAGGCCCTGGTAATGACGACGCGCGTGCCGCGCGAAGGGCCCCGGTGGGGCCCTTGCCCCCCGGTGGGGGGTTCGGATTCGGTTTCACAACCGTGACCATCAAGTTGCGCCCACCGGTGGTGGGCGGGGAGCTCAGAGAGCTTACCAAGCAGGGGACGGTGTTCCCTGTGCGGCCCCAGTTGGGGTTTCGTGGCGCATGGCGCCGCGACGATGTAATTGGAGTGGGTGGATATCCCCTTGAGTGGCAATACCCCAC